TTTCAACTAAGAAATCAATCTCATCCTTTTCTACGTTTACACTATTCTCGCTTGAGTGTTTGTACACACCTTTCCCTGCAATTGTATACGCTGAGAAAGGCAAAAATTCAACCATTGCCCAATGAATAACCATAGGCTTGATATAAGTATTTAAAAGCATTGAATATGGGCTTGTCAAATTGCTATTAACAATCCCATCGTTTAATTTATTAAATAATTTAGTTCCCAAATAATTTTGGATGTGGATATCTTGAGCAACCTTAATCCATTGCACAAATTTATCTGTGTCAATGTTTCCATTTAACGCAGTAAATTTTACTAAATCATCACGAGTTATAAATAATGCTTGTGCCATTTCTTATTTGGGTAAAAATCCTTTATTCGGCATATCAATCGGAGCTGTATAAACTAGATTGTTATCCTTTCTATATCCTTTGCCATCTGATTTGTCAAATGGATTTGGCAAAATTTCGCCTGCTTTTCTTGCTTCAGCTGGTGTTATTTCTTTAGCTCCTTTTCTTCTAGGATCTGTAAAACGCTTATAAGTTTCACGAGTCCAAAAATGATGGCAAGCACCGCCTCCTTTGTAAAGGAATATGTCATAAGTGTTTGCACCATTAGGACCAAAACCTGGATTTGTACTTGGTGATTGACCCATTCGAACAATGTCCTCTTTTCTGTATAGCTTATTTGCCTTAATCATTTTCTGACAAAACTCACGAGAATCAGATGAAATTTCGCCTGTATATCTATATCGAGATGCAAACAATTTACCGTCTTGATCTGATTTTAAATCTGGTCTTGCAACTCCTGTTGTTACAAATTCCCAAACCTTTGACATAATAGATTTTTGTGGATTATTTAAAGCCTCAAGTTCTGCGTCTAAGCGTTCTTCATCTTCATATGATACAGGACGGCTATCAATTAATTCCCACTCATTAGGATCAAGTTCTGCGCCAAATTCTTCTACATCTAATTTATCAATGTGAGATGACATTTGTAATGCAGTAGGCAAGTCAGCACCCTCTTGTTTAGGAGGCAACAAAATCAAATTGCGAATTTCGTTTGGTGTCATGCTTTCAAGCACTTTAGTAGCTACCAATGGCGATAAACTATTTAATGCTTCAATGATGTCATTACCTGCTCCTGTGTCTGTTAATTCGCCTTGAGCATCTAAAGGTTGTAAAGGAATAAATAATAGATTTAACGTTACTCCATTAAATCCTAGTATTTTATTAAGAGCTACAATCATAATTTGCTGGTATGGTCTAATAACCATATTATCAAATAGGATTGAAGCATTTTTTAATTCATCAGCATTTGAACTAAATCCGTTATTCGAAGGCACACCAAATAATAATCCTGAAGTTACTGAATGCCCAAGTAAAATTTTGCCTCTTGCTTCCTCTGAAAGGTATTGATAATGAGCTGGAGCATCATTCAATGGTACCGAATCAATAGTTGTTTTCTTCGTTTCATCGCTATTAAACGCAACTACCACTTTCGCACCGCTTGATCCTGTTAATTTACGCTTGACATCTGAAGCAATTAGGCTTTGTTTTTCCTCATCAGGGACTCCATTGTTGAAATTAATTACTGATGTTGGACTAAATCCGTGCTGAACATCGTTAATTAAAAAGTCTGCAACTTCTTCTTCTAGTTTAGCGTAAGGGATTGCCCCAATATAATCAACATTTGAATAGTATTTTTGCCCAACTGAGTAATCACGAACGCAAAGCAACTCAAGAGTTTGATCTCCAAAGCCAAATGCAGGGATTCTTTTAGGTGGAAATTTCTTTGTGTCTTCCCAATTATCAGAATAATAGTAGGCTTCAATATCGCCTTTCTCATTGCATTTCTCAGCTCTTAATAATTGAGCTGGAATATGCTCCACCCTAACAATTGCATTCTTAGCCTTGTTGTATATTAATTGAAAGTATCCTTGACCTAGTAATTTATAGTCTGTTATAACGCAATTCAGCACCTCTGGTCTGAATAACATTTTCATCTGAGCGTATTCGTTCGGCTTCTTATTTGCATCGCTTGCATCTAAGCCACGTCCATAAATTAATTTGGTGATTGAATTTATTACTGCACTATTTGTTGTGCTATTATTATAGCGATCAATCAAATACTGAAAGTAATTATTGTCATCTCCAAACTCAACCCAGTTATCTCTTTTCGATTCTGTCGTTGTTGGCGGTTTGTGCGATTCAAAATTAAAAACGTGTACGTTACTCATAGAAAATTATATTTTGATCGTTTGCAACATACTCAGTATTGTTAATCGAATACGTTTCAATCGTTTGATTCGTACAGAAAATTTTATCTCTGTGTGCTAAATGGTAATCTAGTTTACATCCTACAACTCCGTAGTATTGCAAAGTAACATTATAAAAATGACCTTCCTCTAAGAAATCAAAAAGCAAATCAAAGTAGGAATAATAAGAATCCTTTTTGACATTAATTGATCTGGTAATTTCTTCGTTTGTTGATTCGTTTCTAACCACAATATAATTAGAATCATTTAGTCTTGTAGGAATAAATGTGAATCGCTGTATATTATTTGATTCTTTTAAAATTACCATATTCTATAAACGTAAAAAAATATGGTTTGTTTTTAAATGGAAAGAGGGACAATCAAGTCCCCCTTTCAAAACACAAAAAACAATCTTAATTAAGTTCCAGAAACTATTGTGAAACCTGCACTTGATAGTGAAGTTCCCAAGAAGTTTGCAGGCACTGGCTCTTGTCCAGTCAATACCAAAGTATAGCCTGAAAGATCACCCATTGCCGCTCCTGTTACGATTGTTCCGCCTGTAACTTCCATGCCGTGTTTTAATCCAGCATAAAACAAGTTGCCATTATTATCTTCTACAATTACTTGTGGACGGCCATAAGCTAATAATTTAATTTGCTTGTGGTCCGCAATAGATAATTTCTTCAATGTCAAGTTTAAAACTTGCTCAAAGAATGTTGTTCCGTTTTCACGGCTTGATGTAATAGTTTGCTCAAAGCTAGAAGTTCCTTTCAAATCATATTTAAATGCTGAAGGAGTTCCTGCCACCGCATCAATTACATCAGTATCGGTTGCATCGTATGTGTAACCAGAAGCATCTCCCCAGTTTACAAAATATACAGATTTCAATCCACCTGTACTGGTTTTGCAAGGTTCAATGCGTCCTAATGAAATATCACAAGACATAAGTATTTATATTTAAAACGTTAAAAATTAGCACCCCGAATTAACGAGGTGCTTTTTTTAGTTTGCTAATTAGTTAGCTGAGTTAGTAATACCGTAAGTAACAATGTCTTCTACAATTCCGTATTGAACACCTGCACTCATACGCATTACAACACGAACGTTTTGAGATCCGTCAATGTCAGCTAAGTCAATAACCTTAACTTCAGTCATATCAGACAATAAGCTAGTACCGAAGTACAAGTTGTCTTTAGTAGTAGCGATTGCTTTGTTAGCAGCCAATCCGTTTGCAACAAAGATTTTAACACCATCAAATGATAATGATCCGTTATTGTACCATTGTGTACCTTGTGCGTTTGTACCGTTAGCACCTAAACCTGATGCACCGAATCCACCAAGAGCACGAACATAAGCACGAGCGATGTTTTGAGATACGTAGATATAAAGGTTTTCATTAGTGTAAAGAGTAGCAGGGATTGCATCAACAATTTTGCCCATTTCAGCTACAACGTTTGCAGCAGTTACAGTAGTTCCAGCAACTTCTTGAGCAGCAGGTAAAGCAGCATCCGCAGCTAATAAAGCAGTAAATCCTGCAAACTCACCAGCGTTAGCGTTTACACCTGACCAGATGTTAGTCTCATTCTTTGCAGCAACCTTAGCAGCAACGTGTGCAACTAAGAAATCAGCAAAAGTTTTAGGCAATACATCGAATGAAGAAAAACCTTGTTGAGCTGATAACCAATCTGAGTGGAAATCTTTCTTGCAAAGTTGTAAATTAACCTGAAATTCTTCTGGTTGTAAAATACGCTCAGTCAAAGTAACAGTTGATGTTGCATCAAAATCACAAGTAGCGTTTTTCAAGATATCATCCGTAGCGATTTTCTTAATTACTTCTTTGTACTTGATGTTTGGCTTAATCTCGATTCCACCGTTGTCGATAGTTGGAGATGATAATAAAGCTGCTGCAATGATTTTATCTTTAAATTCACCAGCATAGGTTGTTGTGATTGACGTTGTAGTTGCCATTTCTTATTTAATTAATTTTAGTTGAATAATTTGTTGTAAACTGAATCCTGAATGTTTTTAGTACGATTCTTTCCGTATTTAAATCCTTCAGGTTTGATTGCTGATTCTGGATTAAAAGCCAATGGCTCAGCTCCTTCCTCTTGTGATGCTAATTCAATAGCTTCTTCCTTTACTTGAGCAGCTAATTTCAATGCTTCAATTTCAGCTTTTAATTCAGCAACTTGTGCCTCAAAGAAAGATTCTTTTGAAACTGATTCAACAACTCTTTTAGGTTGCGGTGTTGAAGGTGCAGATGGTGCAGCCTCCATTTCTGGCTCAACAACTTCTTCAGGTGCTACTTCAGCTTCAGGAGCTTCTTCAGCCATTGGGCCTATTGAAGCAATGATTCCTTCAACTTCAACAACAACCATTGAACCATCTTGTAATTCATACTTACCTACTGGCATCGGTACGATCCCATCTGGTGTTACAATTCCCACTGAGTACTCAGGCTCAAATTCTTCAGCTTCTACGACAGTAATGCCATCTGCTAGAGTCATTTGAGCAAGTTTAACTTCAAGTGACAAAAGTGCCTTGATTTGGTTTAACTTGTTTTTGTATTCCATTTTATTTATTTGTTTAATTTACTAGCTTCCAGAAACCACCGTGCGAGGTTGGTTTGTATTAATTACTAATGAAGATCCCTGACCTACTAAAGATCCGATTCCCTGGTTGATTGTTTCCCCTTGACAACACTCTTTTGAGTAAGTGCCATCCTCACAAAGGCAAGCCTGATTGTTGCTTGCTTGTGGACTTGTTTTTTTATTTGCCATTATTTAAAATGTTTATGATTTCATTTATTAAATTTTCCGCCTCAGCTTCCTGAATTGACATCTCTAATTTATCTGCAAAATATCCTTCAATTGAAAAGCCTTTATACTTACCCTCTTTAGCATCCTTCCAAACTTTGTCATCCTCAATTTTCATTGATATCATCCAAGTCCCTTTTGGTAAGCTAAAGCCGTATGCTTTAGATTTGTCCATTTCAGGATTGTCAATTATCCAAGACTCAACAACAGTTGCACCATCAAATTTTGTCTTGTGTTCTAAAGTAGCGTTTGATTGATTGCCGTTTTGTAGAAATAATTCGCTTGCTTTTTTAACTGTTTTTTCAGAGAAGAAAACATAAAACTCATCCTTTCCGTGCTTGCGGTAGATTTGCTTGTTAGGAACTAAAGCAGCACCCATTAAAATGCGTTTCTCAGCATCTACCTCAGCCAAATCCATTTTATATTCTTTTGCCAAAGCAATAAAGTTTTCTTCAATTGCTGGAGCATCTACTAAGCTGACAGCATCAATGCCGTCTAAGTCCTTTTCAATTACTAATTCTACAATTCTCATATCGCATAAACGTTTAAAAATTACCGTTGTTTTATTTTCACTAACCTAAAGTTGCAGATGATACTATATTTCTTTCTAAACTTTGTGCAGTTGTTACATCATTAGCTACAACATAAGCCTTGACAGGAGGCTGATCCCTGCCGATTGTTTGAGCTATTTGATTAACACCTGATGTTCCTACTACGTTGAAAACTGGAGATGCTGGTGCAGGTGCAGATGTAGATCCTCCACTAGCAGTAGTGTTTCCTGATGAAAGAATTGCCTTCGCTCTATTTGCTGCACTTAATACCGCTGCAACTTGAGTTGCAAAGAAAAGTGGAAAGGCATAAACTGCTCCTGGTCCTTTTGCTTTAGCAGATTTTTGTGCTATATCTAAACCTTGAATAAAACCTACTGCCGTTCCAATTGCAATTTCTGCTAGTGCTGCCGTCTTTGCCGCTGCTGTTCCTTGTTCAAATAAATTTGATAATGAGCCAACTACATTACCAACTGCTGATGCAAATTGTATTTGTGCAGCAAGTCGTGCATCATTAATCATTTGCTCTTCTTCCTTTGCTTTAGCATTTACTTCTTTCTGTTTTTCAGCTCTTTGCGTTTCAAGTAAAGCATAAAGATTATTTCTTTCCCCTCCAGCGGTAGTAATTCTGTCAATTTCTTCAGTTTGTCTCCTATACCAAAGATCTAATTTTTGCTGCTCTGATTTAGCATTTATATTTTCCGCTTCATTGATATATTGTCTTTCTAAATCTGCAATCTGTTTTAAATGATTCTCATATTCTGATTCGTATTCCCGTAATTTTTCTAGCTCAGAATCAATTATTTTATCTTTTTCTTTTTTCTCAATTTTACGATTTGCAACTCTACTTTCTGAGTTTTTCTTTTCAGATTTAGTTACCTCATTTGATCCTTCCGCAAATCTTTTATTTGCAGCCTGAAATTCTGTAACGGCTGAGTTCCAACTCCCAGTTAGTTGATTATATCCCTCCTTTAATGAATCAAAATCAAGAGTAAAAATCCCCTTTAAGATTTTTCCTGCTCCTACACCAACATTTTTTAATAAAGTAAATAGGGCAAATAAACCAGAATAAAAGCCTCCAATACCTTTTGTAATGTATGGCAATGCAGTTAAGGCTAATTCAATGAAAGAATCTAATAAAGGTTCAAAAACTTTGAAAATTCCGCCTAGTATTTTCTCCATTCCAATGAATAAAGGCTCAAGTTTTTTCATTGCCGTTTCTGATTTAGTAAACGCAGCTACTAAACCACCTATTGATGCAACCAAGATTCCAATAACTGAAGCCTTTAATACTCCATTAAAAGATGAGAATGTTTTTTCTGCACCTCTAATGCCTCTACCTAGTGTACCAAGTGGACCAGACGCTCCCTCTAAATAGCCAAGGAAATCATCTGAAGTTGCGTTCGCATCTTTAATAGCGTCATCCATATCACGGATTTGTTGAGCTATCTTATTGAACTCATCTGATCCAGCAGCAGTTTCCCTTAATTGCTTTTTTAAAGCTCGTAAGTTTTTAATAGTAGCCTCTGTGTTACTATTAATGTTAATGTCTACTTCGATATCCTTTGCCATTTGTAATTGCGTTTAATTTGAATCCATCCTTTTTTTAATGTCATTGGAAGCTCATGCTTTCCTTTGGCAATTTCAATCGTTTCGCTTTTGCCGTAGTGGTCTAAACCATTTAGCATTGCTATTATTTGCTTTATCATACTGCTCTAAAATCTGTTAATAATTCGAGGCTAACCTCTCCTGTTGTTAGGTCCGTTGTGAATGTATTGATTGTATATTTTTTATCTCTTATAATTACTCTATCATTTAACTTGATCTGTGTCAATAAGCTAATAGGGAAAATTGCCTTTACCTTAAATATCCTTGACTTTTGGCTAAAGATATTTGTCAAATACGCTAAATAATAATTTTGAAATAGGGATTGATTCTCTACATTATTTGTGTAGGTGGATTGCTCAGCACCAAAGTTTAGCGTGTAAATTTCTGAACTTATAAGAGTATCCTGACCAAATATATTTGCAGCAGTTACATTTGCCGTTGTGCTACCATCATTAAATTTGAAAGCAGATACGGTTTGAGTCGTCCCGTAATTATATAAAATAACAGGCTTTGGTATATATGGGATAAAGCTAGGTTTTAGAGCATATCCTAATTGCAAATTTGTACCCGTGAATTTAGAAAACAGTAACGTCTCAAATGGTAGCTCAATACTATATTCTGTTCCATCGTTGTCAAGCTCGTAATATAAATCGCCATAAGGAACTTTTGAACGTGACATAAAATTCTCATTCAAGAATGATTCGCCTTTCTGATATTCAAAGTTTATTTTCTCGTATGCCTTACTTCTCTCAATATCAAATTCATCGCTGATTATATGCTTCGACAAATCCCTTATTACTCCATTATCGTACCAGCTTTCTAACTGCTCTATTTTGAATACACCTGCCGTATCAGAATAGCAGGTTAAATTAAACATCTTTAAAATCCCTGTAAAAAATTCTTCAACAGTCATATCTGGCATATACTGAGCCAAGTCCATCGTTGTTGTTGTAGTCTGCGTAGTTGATTGCGTGACTGTCAAATCAGTCATTTTTACGTAGGTAGAACCATCCATTCTACCAGTTTCGTAATAATAAACCGATGTGAATGATATTGCAGCAGTAGATGAAATATAAAACGTGTAAGCTCCTGATTCTTCTAAAGGAACTTCTAAATACATTGGTGTAACTTGAGTCAAATAGCTCTGAGTATTTACAACTACCCCATCTTTGTAAACGTAGAAATAAAATAATTTTGCATCATCTCCTACACCAGGAACACTAAATGTTATTGTGATATTAGACTGGCTTTGGTATTCTGGTGCAGTAGGTTTAACATAATTAAGCGTGTCACTAAATACGTTAAAAATACCTTGCGATCCAGTCGTAGAAGTATTTGTCTGAAAATTTAATTTATTAGGAATAGTTTTTAGCTCAAATCTTTCACTATTTTTTAGCCATAAAAAAGCTCTTGTAAATTTGCTATCACTTAAAAAAGTTCCATCAAATGTTACACCTAAAGTTGAAGCAATAGCATCAAATACTTTGCTAACCTTTATTGCAGGGAATAAATCTGTGTGATAAATCGGTGTTGCCGTTTGCGTAATATCATAAATTGATCCTGCCCCAAATCCCCAAACATTTTTAGAAGATATTAATGGAAACATTACATCGTTTGTAGATCCACTTGTTACCCTTGTTTTTACAACCGTTCCATTGTAGGTAAAATTGTACGCACTAAGATTTAAATCTTTTAGAAATCTACCGCCAAAAGCATCTTTTAATGAAATTAAAGAGCCAAAGAAAGTAATTTGATAATTGTCTGGCTGACCTTTTTTATAAGAAACCTTTTCAAGTTGAATTTTTCCCTTTCTAAATGGAATTGTATCTAGCTCTATATAGGCATTCTTTCGTGTTCTAGCATCAAAACCATTATCAACTGCATTTTCGTACCAATAGCTAAAGATTGCGTTGTTATGCGTTGTCGCAGGTACTGTAAACGATTGACTAAAATCAGTATAAATTTTAGATATATCCGCTATATCCTGAATGCCTGAGGTGATGCTAATTTTCTCATCTTCAAAAAGCTCAATTCTTCTTGCCTTATTATTTGAATCGTAAATATATAATCCAACTACTACCATTAAACTGCGTCATTTATAAGGTTAAATGCGTATTCAAATTCCATCTCATAATTGATATTTTTATCTTTTATGGATGTTTTTAAATCAACTGATTGAGTTCTTATTTGTACTGGAACTAAATCTAATAAAACAGTTTCAGCAAGTAATAAATCTTGAATTATAGACGAGTAACTCTCATCAACCCATCCTGTATTTAATCTTACCGCTTTTTTGCCGTTGATATTAAACGATGCCATTTGAGGCAAAGTACCTATATCAGATAATGTTTCCTGAAGAACATTGTAAGTAGTTCCGCTTACTGATAGCGATTCTGATTTAGCTTTGAAGAAAGTTAAGAATTGCCACCCACCAAAACGATTAATAAATTGACAAACTACTGGGGTATATTTAGGCTCGCAGATCGGTAGAACTGTGAATTGTGTAGTTATGGAAGTCGTTGATCCGTCTGGCTTCCAATTCAAAGTTAATTTATTACCAGCATTATAATTTGTCGATGTTGTCCTTGCAGGTATTTTTAATAATGTTCTGGAATTAGTATCATAAGTAACTGTTGCAGAATTATTTCCATTTAAATCTGTATAAACTGCATCTAATTTAGATGAACCATTTACAGTAAAATCAACCGCAATGTTTACATAAGGATAATCAGTAGAAGCAATTCCTTGTTTATAGGTAATTGAAACCGCAGGATCACTCATGCAAACAAATATATTACCACTATTATTAAAATTGATTCCTAATTGACCTGATGTATATCCATTAACTGCAAGATAATTAGTAGTATCAAGCAATGTATACGATCCAGGTGATGTTTCTTTATATCGTTTAACTTGGACGCTTACAGATTGAGTGGTTGCGTTTTCAGTTGGTTTAGATATCATAAAAAACTCTCTAATAAACTGCGAGATATTATAGTCGTTTCTTAATTGCGTAGAAGATGCAATTGATTTACTTAAAACATAATTAGCCGTTGAAGGTACAGTTCCTCCATTAGTTGCTAAAAATAATTCAATTTTTGATCCTACCTGATCTGATTCATTTACTGTTATAAAATATGGACTCCTTGCGTATATTATCATTTTCCTTGTAAATTAAGATCAATTATTCTATCAACATCTATTGCAACTTTTGCAGGCATTTGCTCTGTTATATATTTTTTAAATCCTGCTTCGTATGGCTTTGTAAAAAACAAAGTGGGTTTAATACCTTGTGCATAAATACGATTTGCAATTATAAACCCAAGAGTCTTATAGCTTCCTTTTTTAAATTTTCCTTCCTCATCTCTTAGCCTTATTCCTTTTTTCTTTGCCCACTCAGCGATTGGTCCTGCTGGTGGTCTTTTATTGGTAAACATAAAGCGTGAGTTTGGTGCTTTCTGCTTTCCGTTTTTAACCATACTAGGAAACGCACCCTTGACACCTTCATCTAAATACTGCCCGTATTGCTCCATTCTAAAGGCTACAATCGCATAACCTGCCTCAGTTACTATTTCTCCTTTAATGCTATTATATAATGTCTTAGAAACGTTATTTCTGCCCTTTGAAAGGTTTGATTTCGCCTGCTGAATAACGTATTTTTTATATAGCTCAAGAAGTTTATAACTGTCTTTTAGCATATTGTCATCTCATTTGGAACTATTACATCAAATGTCAATGTCCATCCTGCAATCTTATTCTCAAAACGATCTGTAAACGGTTCTGCAGATGGCTCAGATAATACCACAACCTGACTTGAATACAATGATCCTCGCATTAAATCAGCCGAAAGTCTTTGAGCTTGTGATAAAGTAGTGTTTAAAACATCCTGCTCATTATCATTTCCCTCCCACAAATCAACAATTTCTTGCTTTGAATCATCAACTAAATCCATAAATAGGATTGAAATGTTCATTGTCATTGTAACCTCGCCTAATGTAGCGTTGTTTACAATGATGTGATTTAAAGGGAATATAGTTTGCTTAGTTAAATCAACTGCAAAGATGTCCCCGATAGTAACTGTATTGACGAACGGTGTTGCCTTTAAGTAATTCTTTAATGTATTTACAACGTAAAAATATCCATTCATCGTGATTGTTTTTTAATCAGTTTAATTTCTAATTCATTCTTTTGCTTTTCAAATGTCAAAAAGGTTAGACATTGATTAAGCGGAAGTCTGGAGATTTCATCAAATCGCCTGACATCTCCCTGAGCAAGTGCGTAAATTGATGAATACCATCCCCATCGTTTTCCGAATTGTGCTTGCTCATTAAACGTTTCATCTGTGGATTCTCCTCCAAATAGGTCAGCGTACTTTTCAGCAATTCGTTCCCTAAATGATAAAAAAAAACCCTCGATGCTAAAACAACATCTAATGGAGCATCCAGCATTTTCTCAGCATAAACATCTGAACCTTCGTATGGCTCGATGATATATTTATCTTTTAGCTTCGATTTAATTGGTCTAAACATTACAGCCATGGAGCGATGAAGATCAGCAACATCCACAATATAATTGTCCAGGTCCATGTATTCCCCTTGAGATATATCATCAAGGTTTGGAATAAATCCATATTCAATACCGTCTAATGTAAACCTATTTTTAAACGGTGGTATCTTTTCAAATAGGTTATTGATTGTCGTTACAATCTCTACTATTTGCTTGCGTTTAAATTGAGTTACGTATTTCAATTCAACATTGCAAAAGATTTCAATCATTTTATGATGGATAAATTCTGATTCATCATTTTGATCTGCAATCTTTAAAAACTTCTGATACTGACCGAGCTTAATTTCGCTCAATTCAGTTGGAATCGTTATTGCTAACTTCATATTAGATAAACGTTAAGTTGATTTTTTTGTTATTAGTAGACGTAATACTGTCCTTTGTTTGGATTAGAGAGGTTATAGAATACGTTGTAGCGTATTGCATCGATTGCGTGATTGTAGTTGTCAATAACCAATCCAGACTTTTTATCCGAGTAGATGTAGTTGTTAAATTCTTTTGCAATGTTTTGTGAGTTAGGGTCTAAAACTATTTCATAATCCTGCATCAAAGCTAGTCCAGCAGTAATTGATCCTGCACCTTTCTCAGTTGCTACGATATTACAACGCTGATTCTGAAGCTCAGCAATCAATCTAGGTTCTGCACTATCTGCTACTATCAAACTGCCTCCGCAAACCTGCTTGTTTATTACTGCAATCTCGCTAGTGGTTAGCTTTGGTTTGTAAAGATGCTCCTTGACATAAATCTTTCGCTTGCTTTTGTCAATCGCCACCTCAACTAATGTTGTAGGATCAATAGAGAATCCAAAGTCTTGCCCAAATGATGTCTGCAAATTATCAGGATTAAATGGTCCAAAGCTCCAATTAGTAAAGACAACACCTTCTGCTTTGTCTAACCAGCCTCCTAGAATCTGATGCTTGTATTTCTTTTTGTTGTGCTCTTTAAGCGATTCAATTTGCGTGATGAATGAATCACTCAGATTCTCAATGTTATCAAGGTATGTGGTATGAATGTAGGTTGTATCCTGCTTTGTCGTTGATTCCCCAGCCTCCACTCCTTTTGATTCAAAGAATCTCTGATAGATAAAATGCTCTTTTGTCGTTGGATTTAAAATAAGAATTACCCTGTTCTGCTTTGTGTTATGCCTTACTGATAAATCAATCTTATCAAATACATCCTCATCAACTAATTCTTCAGCCTCATCAAGTACAAATGTAGTGACACCTGATAATGATTTTAAATTAGCGGTTTGAGTTCCTGATGAAGTCTTGATTCCTTTGAATAAAATCTTGGACTTAGTCTTTAAATTTATGATTTCATCCTTTGTAATTGAGAAATCATTGTCCAGCCCTGCCATTTCTATCTTCTCAACAAATTCTGGAATAATTGAGATGTGAGCCGATACTAAAGTGTACCTAGTAAACAGTATCACGTGACCAACTTCGTACGTTAGAAGCAAAAGAAACGAGTTCAGAGCAAATGATTTTCCTGAACCCCTTCCCCCAGTTATAACATAGTACCTTGAATCGCTTGCAAAAAGCGGAATGTATTTTTTATTAAGTTCTATCACTTAAAGTTTACGATGTCTTTTAAATCGAAATCGTTAATTGTGTGCGTTGTATTTTGATCGATAACCTGCTTTGGCATTCCGTAACGATATTGAAGCCATACCTTCATTGCATTAGTATCGCCATCGCTTACCTTTTCGCTCAGCTTAATCCATACTGTTTCAGGTAGACAGACTGCATCCATTGTTTCAACCAATGAAATTATCTCATCTTTTTTTAGCCTACCACTATTTGGTCTAGCTCCTCCGTGTTTCTTTTTTTCTTCCATTTGAAAAAACTTGAAATCCAAGTTTAGTATTCATTGTAAACTTTTCTTAACTGCCCTATCATATCCCTCCAACACGATGGGCAAGATGATCCTTGAAACGGTGTATTAAATACCGCTAAATAAATACGTGACAAATCACGCTGAACTTGCAAGCTCAAAGAGTTCTGATTGTTAGCGTAAAAATCTTTTAAATAATTGAAATCATCCTCGCTTAAACAATTAGGTTTCTTGTAAGGGAATAGAGCATTTAGTTTGTCCTTGCGTTCATCGCATCCACAATCCCAATCTAATGCTTTTGAAAGTGCTTCAACTCCTGCTTTGATTCCTGTGGCTTCTGTAATCGATTCAATCGTATCTCCTAAGCCTTTTGGTTTTCTTTTTGCCATTGTTTTATTCTTTTTTTACAACGTTGTATTGTTTCAAATATGTTCATTAATGAAATTCCTGAATCTTTTGACATTTTACGCATTGACACATTGGTTGTAATGTAAATCAAATACATCTTTTTATCATACCAATCCCACGTATTAATATAATCTAGGTATGGTTTTATAAATTCAGCAACTTCCTCTTGATAATTATCCTCTTTTAAACTGTATTCTATCTCCTGTGTTATCTCTATTTTATCTACTTTCTTTCTGTGTAGGTCCATTGTAAGTGATCGAAGCGTGAAATAAAAATAGGCTTCGTTTATTTGCTTACCGTACACCCTAATGTATGCCTCTTGTACTATATCTTCTGCATAATTTTTCTCACCGAATCCTTCTACTATTTTAATCCAATGCCGATGGCGAGAATAAATTTTGTCCATCAAAGATTGTACAATTCTTTCTTGACTCCTATAAAATCTGATTGAAGATTTCTATCTTCCTCCAGTTCGGCAAGTTTTCCGATAAAAAACTCAACCATATACAAAGCACAATCTTTGGCTTGCTCTCTATCTCCTGTAAAGAATAAGCAGTTGTTCACTAAACTCTTTGCTTCTTCTGCGTAATTCATTGGTTTTTTCGTATTTTCTTTGCCTTCTGAGCGACTTTGTATGCCAAGTAGAAGATAACTATCAACTCAAACAAAACAAAGCCTACAATCGCAGTAATTAAATTATCCATTGAACTTATCAAGTTCATGTTCCAAATACCATTTTGCCTTTTCTAAATCCTGTTTCTTGTTTGCTTTTTTATCCGCTCGCAAGATATACTTTAATGCGTTACCTAATGCAAAGTTTAATTCGTAGGCTTCAATAATATCAATAGCCTCAAATCCTTTGGCTTTGTAATGTTCTGGATGATTAACTAAGTCGCTCATAATCACAAAGTTTAAATAATAATTTTAATAATAACAAATTAATCTGTACAAAATCCTGCTTGACATCCAGATCCTGTGCCAAAATTAAAATCCATCTGTAATCCTATATTTTTTATCTGCTCAAATGTAATTCCAGCCTTGTAATTATATTTTGAATTTATCTCTTGATTAGAAAACCATTTCATTTTAGTATGATTATCATCCCAGTTTTTTCTAAGTTGCTGGTTATCTTTCCAAAAACACCCAACACAATTTGAGTCTTCTGGGAATATAATAGATTTAGATTCCCAAAACTTTCTGACTTGATAATGATGTACTTTTTGAGAAATCAATGGATAGTTTGCAATTCCCCAATTAAAATCCATCCATTTATTTTGAGTTCCTCTTTTACCAACTATAATTTTAGTATTTAATTCTCTATCCTTTCCATGTTTAGCTCTGTGATCTTCATCATATCTAATTCCTACATTGCTAAATACTGGCTGAAAATCTCCACATTCTGTATTGCCTACATTTTTATACACCCATTCTGCAATAGGTTTAATTTTCATATCAGTAGTGCAATATCTTCTAGCCATATTTGGAACTGTTTTGCCGTGCTTTTTATTTACTATATCAAAGCTATCGCCTCGAAGCCAAATGATTTCTTTTCCTAGTAACTGCTCAAGATCAATAATTACTTTAATTGTTTTGTCATCCTCAGCAGTTGCAATAAATTCAGGCTTATCTGAACAATACTTTTGTAATTTGTCATTTACAAATTGCGATATTTTTTTATCATATGGTGCAGAACTTTTATCATCTATACAGACAAGCGAAAACAAATTGTAATCTGATTCTGTATGCATTGCCATATAGCTTGATGTCTTGCCTCCGCTTAATGAATTTATTGTTTTCATCAGTTAAAATCTATATTTAATCCGTAGTTGTTCATCAAAATTATCAGCTGAGTATTTAATCCTTCTGCTTTGGTTCTGTCCATTATCTCCATTGCCATACCAATACGAAAGAAATTAACCATCAATTTGCCTGCTTGAAAGTATTGATCGCTGACCTCCGTATTCGGATCGCCTTGATATAGCCGTTGTTCTAGCTTTAATAAATCTTGCAGTAATCCGTTTGATTTGCTTTTAAGTGCTTGCTGATTAAATACGCTTGGTCTAAAATCGCTTTCGATGTGATCGATTAATGCGTTTAATAATCCGATATAAATTACTATCGTTTCTCTTTCAGTTAATTTCATCTTGTTGTTTAATTTGATTTAATACCCAATGAGCTCCTGTGTTAAACATATCTCTATTGTTTAAATGATTAAAAATTTCAGAAAATTTTTCTATCTCCTCATCACTTGGTAGTTCAATAAATTTAAGTGATTCAATTATTTGCTTAGTGTGTATTTCATATCCTATTAGGAATGACTTACTCATTGCAATTCTTAATTGTTCTTCTGTATATAGTTTCATTTTATATTTGGTTTAGCTTATATTTTTCTAGCAAAGTAATGCAATCGCCAACTGATCTAACAACTGCGTAATAATAACCGTGTGCAATAGCTTGCTTTTCAAATTCACGCTGGTATTCTGACTTTATTCCCTTTGGTGTTTTAACTTCTACAAAGATTCCATTCCATTTGTCGTTTGAAATCATCCAAAACATATCTGCAACACCTCGCTTGACACCTTCCATTTTTAGTTTAACTGCTACCAGTAGATTTCTTTGCCCTCCATTAGGTATTGCAAAGAATGGGAACTTTTCTGCAAGATCTAAATACCTGCAAATCGCTACCTGTAGCTTATGTTCTTCTTGGTTTCTCATTAAAATAATTATTTATTTTTTTATTTTTGAGTCTAAAATGCAAGGAACTGTATTATTCCATTTTATAGAATGGTGTAATCTTGTATGATTTGTATTCATCATTGAAACTTTAACACCACTAGGGTGCATTAAAACGGAATGAAATGATTTAACATATGTTCCGCTTAAGGCATATTCATCAGTCATTCCGCCATTATTGCTTTGTGTATCTTTTTGATCTAATTGAATATTTGTAAAAGTAAAAAATATATCTCCTCTATTTCCTAGAGTCGTATAGGTATTAACGTCTTCATTAATCGAGCCTACAAATTGAAATTCTCTATCGGTAGAGCAAATGAAAGAATTCATACATTTACGCTTTAACTTAATTCCGCTAAATCCTCCGATATGGTCACCGCCTTGAGAGAATGCAATGGATTTAATATTTACGCTCTTGTAAAAATCTAGCATTTTTTCAAATACTACATCTAAATTTTTAATTATTTTGGCTCCGGTTTCGTATCTATAACCGAAATAATAATAATCGTCATCCAATTGAATGAAGTATTTTACCCCTATTTCTTTAGCTATTTTAAAACATGCGTTTCTAGCGTGAATAATAACTTTACGATTATCAAAATTGTTACCCTCGTCTACACTATCCGCCATAGCCTTTTTATCGAATACTTTAACGCTTTCTTTACCGTAATTTTCTACGTATTTATTTATGGTTTTGTCTTCGTTATCTACAATAAAATAAACCTTACCGGTATATCCGCATTTTTTTAGAGTAGAATAAGTCTTAACGTTATCGGGTCTTCCGTGAGTTAAGATAAATACGGCAAAATTATTGGTCTCCATACTCTTCTAGATATTGTTTTCTAATCTCATCGCACAATTTTACGTAACCGTATTGAATTGCTTTCTCAAAATCAATAATAACTAAACCGCTTTTCTCCATTAGGTTTTGCATTTCCTTTGATGAGTGAGCGTAATAATCAGCAATCTTTTCATAATTAAATACATTATGCCTACGAGCCGAATCCATTAAAAAGGTTTTCTCATCGTATGGTAGTGATGAGGCTTCGATTTCTTTTAATAGTCTGTGCGTTTTTGTCTTATCGACTAGCTCCATAATATGAGGCTTTGTATTTTTTGGCTCATAAATTGGTGATTCTATTTTCGTAGAATATTTCTTTTCGCTTTCATTGGGTGCATATTCTAACCCAAATAAATTTGTTTGTTTCATTATTCGCAAGGTTTAATTTGTCCGTCTTCGGTAAGATACGCTTTAAAGTCGGCTAAGTTTTCGATAAACTCTCTATAACATTGAGCTTTGCAAGCCATAATAAGTTCATCTTTATCCTGATATTTAGGTAATAGCGTGGAATAAATACGCTTTTTATCTTCTCCTGATGCTTCGTAAATACCAAACTGCACAATGTAATCGTACAAAACGTGCAAACCACCTGCAATCCAGTTCATTTTTATTGATCTTTCCTGACATCGCATCATCTCTTGAGCGTACATATTTGCTGAATTAATCGCTGCCATCTTTAAATCTGCATCAGATGGGATAGGTTTTGCAGGTTCTACCACTTTTGCATTGGCAACCTTTCGCATTACCTCATTCTTTTGTTCGATAAACTTTCTAACCCACCCGCAAAAATTAGATGGCGAAAAGAAAATGACATCATTACCTGCTGAATTAAACTCCCCGTTTAAACCTCGTTTTAAGGCTAGATTTATTTCATCGATAGATAGATGCCCAAACGATGCAATATCTTCCATTAAAACCAAGACTAAAGCCTTGTGTTCATCATCTGGTAATGGTTTAGATCCTAGCTTTATTTTAGCTAAAGATATTGAACGCATTGCAAGGTTCATCAAGTCTTGATTTGTAAGGCTTGAAATCTTTAAAGATGTCTGAGCTTCAACAACATCTTTCTCGTGTCTGGACAATCCAGATATAGCATTACTTGTATGGATTAACGAAAGTTCCATTTTGTATTTCTTCGGTTAATTGGTCGTGAACATTTTTCAAACTTATTAAATTCTGCTGAAATTTACCTATTTCTTTTTTAGGCTCAACAGATCCTTTAGGAGCAAACAATCCTTGATAATTATTAGATATTGAATTGTTTATTGCAAGTTCTAATTCTAAATCAGATTTTGATTCCCATTCTCTAAACAATTGAGCCTTCCCAATTTCTGTGTATTTGGATTTTTTTTGTTTCTTATATTCAAACCATCTATTAAATAAAAGGTCACGTTCCGTAGGAATGTATTCAAATTCTTCTTGTTCTTTTTCTTCTTCTTTTTCTTTTTCTTTTTCTTCTTCTTTTTGTGGATGTGTATCCATACTGTATAGATACTCTATCAATACTCTATTCTTAACTTGCTTTAGCTCTTTTTCAACACAAGCCATAACTTTAGGAGAATTTGAGTCATTAAATTTAACCCAATTTAAAAGAGCAATTTCGTTGGTAGACTTGGACCACCTGATTTTATTCTTCTCTTGAAAGAAGTCTATTAACTTCTGTACCGTTTCGGAGTTGTATCCAGTATCAAAGCAAATCTTTCTGATTGATGTCTCATAGATTCCGCATTGCGTTGTCTTATCATTTGTCATCAGGTACAGATAAAAGTACTTTTGCTCTGGAGTCAGCTCGCCTACGAAAGAATCGCTCCAATAGGAAACCGATATTTTTCTAAATGCTGCCATATTAAAATAAAAAAAGCCAGACATTGCGTAGGAGTGCAAGCTGGCTTTGGTTTTTAACCCTATTTAATCACCTGAAAGCTCCTACCCTCTCAGTTGATTTTTACAAAGATAACTATTATTATCTAATCTTGCAGACTCTTTTTTCAAAGATTCCTGCAAAGTGTGGGAAGTCTTCCTCAAACTTACGAGCGTAATCTGCCGTGTAATTATTGTTGATCTTAAACTCATCGTTGCGTTCTATTTTAGATTCCCATCGGATGCGTTCAAAGATTGCTTTAGCTCCTATCTTGTTTTGTCCTGCACTTATTAACTGGTATGCATAATGAACAAACTCTTTGTATATTCTAGGATTTCTTTCGTTGTATTCTTGGAATGTTTCTTTCATCTGG